TGCGCTCGGTCTCTACTTGGGTATCTGTAAGTACTCCGGTATCCTTGACAGTGAGGATCTCGAAGAACCAGTCGCAAGGATTCCTTCTAGCTATTTCCGCAAGTTCCCAGCCCCAGTTCTTACCGCGTGGTGTATAAATAAAAGCGCACCAACCACCATTAGCTGCGAGAATCGGTTTAATAAAATCGTAGGCAAGTGGGTCCATCAAAGACCACTCACTGAATACGACGCCTCTAGGATTTGTTCCCATAATCGCATCATAACTGTCCGCACCTATAAGCTGTATCAACGACTGACCCTTAGCACCATTGATCCAAATCTTCATCTCTGTGTTATTCGGGTTCCCATCTATGATAGCCTTCGGAATGAAATCTAACATCCTCTTGCCGTCATTAGTCATACCATCCCATATAACTCTCTTACACTGCGCAAATGTAGGAAGAAAATAATAATAAGTTCCCGGCTCTAAGTAGGCCCTCTTAATCATATAGTTCCACATGGTTGTATCTTTACCTCCTCGGCGATGCACAACCCAACAGACGTTCCGGCAGCCGTCATCTAATGCTTGTAAAACTTTTTCTTGATATGGTCGAGGTTCGTAGCCATAGGGAATTGTAATAATAGTCATTGTAAAATCCTTTGTTGAAGAATCTTACCAATAATTAAAATTTGAATTTGACACAAGAAATATAAGAGAGGCCGGAGAGAGAAAAAAGAAAAGGCCAACTACTTAGTAACCTAAAACTAAATAGTCGGCCAAAATTACAAACCTAGGACTGTACGCATGCTCTCTGAAGGAATCGAACCTCCGCAACCTGACTACAAAACAGGAGGTCTACCATTAACCTAAAAGAGCAAATTGCTATGTGGCTCTTTGCCAGACGCTCTTTTGGTACTAGAAACCGCAGAACTTATGGTCACTTCTCCCTTTATGTTAGGGCAATCCGAGATACCTGAAGCAGCATAGCCTACTACATAATGAAGAAGGGTGGATTCGAACCACCGACACTGCATGAAAACGAAACCAGCAATCGGAAATCTCCAATCACTTCGCTCATCGCCCCTCTCCCACTGAGTTACTTCTTCTAAAAATACTGGACTCAGATCCCAACCTACCCTTGCCGGGGACGCTTTGCGACTCTTTCGAGTTTCTGCTTTCGCTTCATCAGGCTAAAATGCAAGGGCTACCCCACAACCTATCCAGCTCGGTGGGCTTGTGCTTCTTTAATAAATAACTTCTTCTTAAAACGACAAGTAAAGCATCGCAGCTTCATTAGGATCCTAACCCACTTGGCTTGTCACGGACGCTGTTTTAACGATTTCTGCGTCAGTAATATCGGGAATTTATGACCTTTCTACCAAGGATTGCCGCCGGAGACAGGATTCGAACCTATGTCTGCTTCCGTGTTAGGGACGCCACTTTAACCACTAAGCTACCCCGGCAATTCAATTAAAAATACCTCGAAGGACAATCTAAATTCTGACAAGCTGTACCAATAGGCCAATAGTTATAGCAGTACGGACACTTCCACTTCTTTTCATACTGCACTTGCTTGGCGCCTCTCATGCACTTCGCAATGCTAGCTTGGTACGTATATAAACCAGTCGAATCCCTGTGCACTGTATTCGTATGCAACCAAGTATTATGACCTAAATGAATATAGAACGAATCTTCTGAACCCTTCATCTCTTCTTCGTCAATATATACCTTGTCATTCGACTTGTCTTCACTACAATTGCAAATACCACAAAAACAAAAACAAAACAACAAATAAGAGAACAAATATTTTAACTTCATAAAAATCTCCATTTAAACAGGCTCCTGAAGGATTTGAACCTCCGCTATCTCACTTAACAGGCGAGTGCTCTACCACTGAGCTAAGGAGCCTAAAGGAAACTTAACGCTTCTCTTTCTTCTCCATTTTCTCGACTTTCTTGTCTTGAACTTTATCAGCTTTTAGCAATGTTTTGGTATCTTTTTCTGCTTTGTTTACATCTTTTTTCACTTTATTAATCAACTTGTCCATGTGGTCTCCTATTTGATTTGTTTCTCTAACTCTTCAATTCTTTGTGTTAATTTAAATATCTCATAAGCAATATCTGCATGGTATTTATCTTGTTCATCGGGCCATTTAAAGTTTCCAATCTTGCCAATTATCCATGACTTATGAAACTTTTCTCTTTCTTCGTTATTTGCCATCCAATCTCTGAAATATTCAATTATACCCATTGTCAATCCTATATTTCAATATTTAATATCTTGTTTACTGGTCTGTAATCTCTATTCATCCGCGAAACATTAAAAGTCCACAGATTACCTTCTTTATGTTCCCCATATGCTTCGTGTATGTGCCCATGAAAATGATATTGCAGTCTCTTCTCTTTAAGATACTCCACCTGATCTCGCAAAGCCTGTGACCCTGCATAATCACCATAGATAGTTTTATCCAACCTCATATAACAAGGGCCATGACTTATAAGAATGTCGGTATCGTAAGGAATTAATGCATATTTTTCTATTAAGTCAAACTCACTACGCAACATAAAAGCAGTACAGTCAGGATTAACACCATGAAACCATTGAGTCCAAGGTGTTCCCCATATCTTAAGTCCTTGATATTCAGTTCCTGAATCGCAAAGATATTCATACGTGCAGCCGGAAGGTCTAAGAAACGAGCTACCTTTAGCAATCCACATATCATGGTTACCACATATCACAATCTTCTTTTTATAATCTAGAGCATCTATCCACTCATTGAAAAGTACATACTCTTGCGGTCTATCCCTGGCAGTTAAATCTCCACCGATGATAAGCAAGTCACCACCAACTAATTTAGGTCTGTCTCCATGAAGGTCACTCACCGCTGTTACTTTCATTCGAATTCGTATCCTTGCATGATGCATTCTTTACAGTTTTTGAGTTCTTCAATCCTTTCGCCTGTCATCGTATTTTCTATTATGAAGTCATGCCACTTCCCACATGTCTCGCATATTCTAGGGTTACTAGGCTGCTGTACGTAGTCAGGATTGATCTTACCTGCCGGAGGATCTATACCTTCTACAAGAGGCTTGAATGCTGCGTTTAGATGCTCGTATTTCCTCATTTTCTCTTCATCCTCGGCTCATCCCAATATCCATGCTTATGTTCCATTGGTGACGTCCATACATCGTTCTGTTTCTTGAAATGGTTACCATCATTCAAGTCCATCTCTTTGTCCCTGCGTATCTTTCTATTAGCTTTCTTCTTCCAATCCTGCGCACCATCTGAATTACCAAAGTAAGGCTTTCGATATGACCTGCTCATTACTTGCCCTTGTAGTCTGTTTCGTAGAAGCCCGAACCTTTGAAATGAATACCAGCACCGCAACTCGTTTGTTTAACCATGTGATATTCTCTAGCATCACGATAACATTCTATGCACTGAGGGTCTATTTTTTGATCAAAACTATGATGGAATTCTTCTATTCTATTACATCCAATGCATTTATAATCATATGTAGGCATTAGTTATCTCTCAATATCCCAAGTACTTCTTTCTCAGCAATAAGCATATAAGGTTCCTCTTCATTGCCGCCGGCTATCTTATTCCCTGAGTACGGCGCTAGTAACACAAGGTCCCCTTCTTTAATTGGAGCTTCTACCTTCTCACCAACTCCCATAACTCGCGCTTGTCTAGGCTCATCTTCCTGCCTTGCAAGTATCAATATACCTTTCTTCTCATTTGCTTTTATCTGCACAACTAAACTTCGACCTATCGGCTGTAATCTCATTTTTCATATCCTAAGTTAATCACTTTGAAACTAATCGGCGCTCCACCTATATTCTCTTGCGACCTTACTACCACACCTTCTCGTTCTTTGCCATTCTTGTATTTTCCTTCACCTAGCACTTCGATTCCATCTTTACTAAATGAACTATCAACACTTAGAACCGGACAAAGAGGCATCCCTATCAAGTCAATCAAATACCAGAACTCTATCATACTTAAGTATCTGTGTTCTAGTATGTTATATCCACTGAATGCAAAGCCGTCTATCTCAGTTAACCCCATTGGATTACCCTGAATACCTGGACCGCAAGTCTCCCACTGTAACGCAATACCTTCAGGAAGCTTCTCTTCGAGATTGTACCTATTACACACGATCCAATACCCATTAGCAGGATTATGCTCAAGTTCTAAATTCCTACTACACAAACCAAACTGCCCTTTGTATCTATAGGCTGTCGTTGAGGAACCGTCTGCTTTCTCTGTTATATAGTATGGCATCCCAACCAACTGATCAACCCATTCGCACTTTTGATAATTAGGTTCGTCTGTTTTAGGTATGAAATCAGGGAAGTTTCCTTTCGCTATACCTTGTAAATGCGCAGGAATCGGTTTAATGTATTTCGTAACCCCTTTATTCTTAGTTAGATCCAATCCAATCCAATACTCCGACCATTCCGGCATCAGTGGCATTATTACTACTTCACTCGCAGCACCACGAAACCTGCGCATCTTCACTCGCCAATTACTATCCTTCAGGAATTTCATTCGCTCACAATCCTGCGGAATCAATGCATCAGGCAAGTAAACTTCACACCGATCATTCAATCCTAACTCGTCTTTTCGAACTACTCCCTTCCACTTTCCCCCATGGCCGCAGACTACTGTTGCACTAACGATCTGATCTGCATTGGGAATAGCATCTATAGCGATAATTTTGCCTATATATACTAAACCTTTATTCTCGTTCATTAGTCCCCTTCATTTGCATCTTCCAGTAACTCCAAATGATACTTCATAACATCTTGATTTAATTGCGCCTGTTTATTGTTTTTGTGCACTACATAAGTAAAAGAAGATGCACTTAATTCTTTAATTTGTTTT